AGAAACTAAGTTTCTTGATGGTGTGAATGCTCCACCTGTTGATCTCCCTGATAACCTTCGTTACGGTATTGTTGAAGCATGTTTGAATGCTGGAATACAAAGAACTTGGATTTCTAATCCTCGTCCGATTGTTTCCTTCATTCCTTCTCCTTCAACGCGTCAACCTATGCCTGATGGTAGTGTGGTTCCCGATGAAATCGGTTACCTCCCATCATTAGACTATCTTGAAAATACCAAGCTGGGATTATCGTTGAAATCTAGGTATTCTTCGATCTTTGACTCTCTTTTAGAGGGTTGTAAGTCGTCGTATACCTTTTCGAAGCAATGGGAACTGGGTCCTTGTTATAAAGATTCAGTTGGTAAGATTGGTTTAATCCAAGAGGCTGGCTATAAGCTTCGTGCTGTAGCTAATCCTGCTCGGGTTTACCAATATGCCCTCAAACCCTTTGGTGATCGTCTTTACGACATCATTAGGGATTTGCCCTGGGATTGTACTCATAATCAGGCTTTGCCCTTTCGTGAGATTCAAAACCATATTGCTTCTGGATTTCAAGTTCATAGTGTTGATCTATCTGGTGCTACGGATTACTTCCCTCTCAATCTCCAAATGGAGGTTGCCAGGTTCGTATCCATTAGATCAGATTACCCCGATTTATTCGAGAAGATCTCTCGATCTCCTTGGATATATAGAGGTTCAACGATTAAGTGGTCTAAAGGTCAACCTCTCGGTTTACAACCGAGTTTTGCTCTTTTTACCCTTACACATGGATTACTCCTTTATCACCTTAACGATTATAGACATAGTAATATGTTCTATGTTGTGGGTGACGATGTTGTTATCCTTTGTGATGAACTTTACGATAAATACCTCCAATGTTTGCAAACTTTGGGCTGTCCTGTTTCGGAGTCTAAGACTTTGTCTTCGACTGTCTTGGCAGAATTTGCTGGGAAGATTCTCCTTCAGGATGCGGTTATTCCGCAACTTAAATGGAGGCAACCCTCCGATGATAATTTCATCGACCTCGTTCGCAACATTGGACCTAGGTCTATAAATATTCTTAAACCGAGGCAACGAAAAATTGCCAAGGTTCTTTGGGATATCCCTGACTTCCTAGGAGGTCTTGGTTTTAATTCCAAAGGATTGTCATTAAGCGATAGATACTATAAGTATCTTAAGCTCTTTGACCATTCTAAGAATATTAGCTACCTCATGAGCTATAACAAGATGATTGCTAAGGGTAATTATTACCCTGATACAACCAATCTGTCTCTGAGGTTCAGTTATGAACCTAAGAGGGATTTCGACCAGAAATCCTATAGTTATGTCCTTTCACTTCTCCCCAGTTTGATAAACTGGTATGAAGTGGTAGGCTCGAATTTGTATTCCATTAGTAGTGATCTTTCATTACCTTTGGATTCAAATCCGATGAGGTTAACCAGGTTGCAACAAC